TACTTATACTCGATTTGGTGGAGATGGAGTTGTAATTACAAGAGAAACAGATTGTGTATATGTAAGTTCTGGAGTTTGGTCTATGGATGATGTTTTAGAATATAGAAAGGCAAGTACTTGGGCAAGTTAGATATGGCTACTTTTGCAGAAATAAGAACAGATAATAACAAAGTAATTAGAATAGTTACAGTATCAGACGATGATGTAGCTGCTAACGGTGGAGACTTATCTACTGAATCTGAAACATGGGTTTCAAATAATATACCTAATGATGCTTGGTTATTAGAAACCGAATTTGATAATAATTACCCGGATACGTATTGGAAACAATCTTTTAAAGACAATAGTAACAGAATTCATAGAGCAGTTGTAGGAGGTTTATATTTATCTGAACAAGATGGATTTACACCAGAGCCTTTAGAAGATGATATGACTTTTAATACAACAACTTGGAGATGGGAATAATGGCACATTTTGCAGAATTAGATGAAAATAACAAAGTTTTACAAGTTTTAGTTTTTTCAAACGAAGACGTAGATGCTCACGGTGGAGATTTATCTCCTGAAGTAGAACAATGGATACAAGATACAACACCTCATTCAACAGGTGGTGTTAATTGGAAACAAACTTCTTATAACAGTAATTTTAGAAAACAATATGCTGGTGAAGGTATGATATATAATTCTAGTCTAGATATGTTTGTTGGAGTTGAACCTAATGGACCAGGCTGGACATTAGATTCTAATGGTGATTGGCAAGCAGGACCTACTTTTCCAACTGAAACAACTTATGAAATTAGTGGAACTACGATGCCAATACAGATATATTGGGATGAAGATTCTTCTACTTGGAAAGGTGTAAAGAAAAAATTAAATGATACTATTCTAACTTGGAATGGTGAAACAGGAGTTTGGGAGTAATAAATTATGGCTAGATTAATAGGAGCAAGTCCAACAGTAACTAGAGTAAGTAGTTCTACTACAAAAGTAACTAGTACAACTCCATCTTTTCCAGTAAGCCCTTCTTACTTAACTGCAACTGTCATGGTTGTAGCTGGAGGTGGAGGAGGCGGAATGGGTCACGCTGGAGGTGCTGGAGGCGGCGGTGCTCGTCTTATACAAAATTTTGATGTAACACCTTTTCACGGAACAACACCTATTACTATTGGTGGTGGTGGATCTGGTGCACCTTCATCAGGAGGTCCACCTAATGGAATTACTTTTACAGGAGCTAAAGGTACTAACTCATCTGCTTTTGGATACTCTGCTACAGGAGGTGGTAAAGGAACATATGGTAATGATGGTGGACCTGGTGGAGCTGGGGGTGGAGGAAACCCTGGAGGCCCTGGTGGAAATACTGGTAATGAAGGTGGATACTCACCACCTGAAGGAAATAACGGCGGAGCTGACGCTAGAACGTGGGGTAATGCTGGCGGTGGTGGCGGAGGTGAAAATGGTGCAGTTGGGGATCCTCCAAGTGGTACTGATAGTATTGGTAGTGTTGTTGGAGGAGATGGTGGTGATGGAACTAATTATGGACCCTTTTTTCCTGGTATAACTTTTGGCCCTAGCAATAATGGGTATGTTGCTGGTGGCGGTGGCGGATCGGGTCACCAATCTCCATCAGGTAATCAAGGTTCAGGTGGAAATGGTGGCGGCGGAAATGCTGGCCCAGGAAAAGATGGACAAGATGGACAAGCCAATACTGGCGGAGGTGCTGGAGCAGGTAATAATAGTCCAGGAAGCGGAGGAGATGGTGGCTCTGGTTTAGTTGCTGTAAGATTAAATCCTGTTTTTGCAGCTAGTAATGTTTGGAGTTTAAAACAAGTTTATCAAGAAGTAAAAGCTGGAAATTGGGGATTGCCAAGTTAAACATTTTTAAATGAAAGATATAATAATTGTCGGTGGAGGATCTGCTGGCTGGATGACAGCTGCAACACTAATAAAATTTTTTCCTAACAAAACTATTACATTAATTGAATCACCAAATATTCCAACTGTTGGTGTTGGTGAAAGCACGATTGGTGGTATAAGAGATTGGGTTCAATTATTAGAAATAGAAGAAGATGATTTCATAAAAGAAACAGATGCTAGTTATAAATTAAGTATTAAGTTTACAGATTTTTATAAGAAAGGTGAAAGCTTTCATTATCCTTTTGGAGAACCAGATATAGAACATTTAAATGATTGGTGGTTTAAAAAATTTTTAATACCTAATTTATCTTATGAAGACTATGCGGAATGTTACTATCCTCAAATGCAACTTATAAAAACAAATAAGTTTAGTAAAAAATATGAATACGCTTATCATTTTGATGCAACTAAGTTTGGATTATGGTTAAAAAATAACTATTGTATACCTAAAGGAGTTAAACACATACAAGAAGATATTAAAACTATAGAACAAAACGAAGATGGGATAACATCTTTAAATAACAAATATAAAGCAGATTTATACATAGATTGCACAGGTTTTAAATCCATGTTGTTAGGAGAAACATTAAAAGAACCTTTTGAATCTTTTGAAGACATGTTGCCAAATAACTCAGCATGGGCAACTAAAATAAATTATACTAATAAAGAAAAAGAGTTAGTGCCATATACAAACTGCACAGCATACAACAATGGTTGGATATGGAACATACCACTTAGAAATAGAATAGGCACAGGATATGTATACTCAGATAAATTTGTATCTGATGAAGAAGCTTTGAAAGAGTTTAAACAATATTTAAATAAAGAAGATTTAGAGTTTAAGAATATAAAAATGAGGGTAGGTATACATAAAAGACTTTGGGTTAAAAATGTATGTGCTATAGGTTTAGCTGCAGGATTTATAGAACCTTTAGAAAGTAATGGTTTGTTTAGTGTTCATGAATTTTTAATAAAGTTAATTAGAAATATGCAAAGAGATGAAGTATCACAGTGGGACAAAGACAACTTTACTTATCAATGTAAGTTTTTATTTACTGGTTTTGCAGAGTTTGTAGCTCTTCATTATGCTTTGTCTCACAGACAAGATACAAAATATTGGAAAAGTAATTTTAATAAAACATGGTCAGATAGTTTAATAAATTTAAAACCTGTAATACACGATGGGTTTTTAGCTAATGCTATTAGAAGAAATCAACAGTATCAATATGATGTTCAAGGAGGCTATCATTGCATCGCAGCAGGAATGCATTATGGACCTACAGACATTGTATCTGTTTTAAAGAACAACAAGATCAAGGACCTTGGATATTGGACATCTCAATGGAAAGAAATAGCTCTAAGATTAGAAAATAAAAAAAATTTATGGAAAAAAGAAGCTTTGCAAAATCAAAAAATTACAGATATACTAAAATAATATAAAGATATGAATCTTAAATACGGTTATTGGTTTTTTAAATCTGCATTACCTAGTCATTTTTGTGATAAACTAATTAAATATGGTAATTCTAAACAAGAACAAATTGCACTTACTGGTGGATTAAAATTAGAAAATAAAGAAAATTTAAAAGAACAAGAATTAAATGATTTAAAACAAAAACGTGATTCTAATATTGTTTGGTTAAGTGAAACATGGTTATATAGATACATACATTATTATGTTAATGTAGCTAATTATAATTCTGGTTGGAATTTTCAATGGGATTTTTCAGAAAATGCTCAATTTACTAAATACAAATTAAATCAGTTTTATGATTGGCACTGTGATAGTTGGGAAGAACCTTATGGTGATGAAAAAGACGGACCTTTAAAAGGTAAAATTAGAAAACTATCTATAACTTGTTCTTTATCTGATCCTACAGATTACAAAGGTGGTGAGTTTGAATTTAAATTTCAAAATAGCAAAGATGGAAACACCATTAATAAAATATGTTATGAAATAATGCCTAAAGGGTCTATTGTTGTATTTCCTTCTTTTACTTATCATAGAGTAAAACCAGTGACCGAAGGAAATAGATACTCATTAGTAATGTGGAATTGCGGAAAACCTTGGAAATAAATATTTATTTTTTAACAGGTATACCTAGAGCAGGCAATACATTGCTATCAAGTATCTTTAATCAAAATCCTCATGCAAAAATAAGTGCACACAGCGTACTTCCTTTATTATTTAATAATATACTAGAAGTTAAAAACGATAATAGATTTAAAAATTTTCCTGATTTTAA